TCAAGGTTTGTGACCGCCGTTTTTAATATTAAAGCTAACGGAAAGCCCATCCTCAGAGAGATAAACAGTGCGAATGAGAGAGCGTGCAAGCTGCCGTTTCTGTTCAATATCCATCTGTTCCCAATCGGTAGCGGAAAAGGGCGTAACCTCATTGATATTATATTCTGAAATGGTTTCGTTGTAGCGGTGCAGGAGCAGCTGCTTTTCGTGATGCAGGGCTTCAATCCTCTGATTGATATACTGTGCGGAAACGTGGCTGACGCTTTCCAGAGAGAGAATCAGGTTTTCGATTTTGGCATCAATTTCGGAAATTCTGCTTTGAAATTCCTTTGCAGCGGCATCTGTATTTTGCCGATGAATGAGGTTATAGGAGGCGGCGTGTTGAATCAAGTTTGCTTGCACCTCTGCCTCAATCTCCCGTACCCGATGGGTTTGCTTTGCGGTACAGGCCTTATGCAGATATTTCCCCGAACAGCAGAAATACGGCACCTGTCCATCCTTTGTTTTGCTGAAGCGGATGGTAAAGGCATAGCCGCAGTGAGCGCATTTTACCAAGCCTGTCAGCCAAGAGTGCTTGCCCTTATATGTATTTTTGATTTGCCTATTGCGGGACAGCTTTTGCTGACAAAAGAGGAAGGCTGTGCTATCCACAATGCCCTCGTGGTGTCCCATGGCAAGCAGATGATTGGAAACATCCTTATATTTTCGCTCGTTGGCATCCCGTTTGCCGACCAGAATACAGCCATGCACGCCGTCGAAATCCTCCGGTGGGTTCGCCAGAATTGCCCCCTTGGCTTTGTAAAAATTATAAACGGCAGTATCCGCGCGGACATAAGCTGGGTTTTTCAGAATAGAGGACAGCTTGGCATTATCGAAATTCACGCCGCCGGAGGAAACGGAGCCATCCTGTATGAGCTGCCGCTGCACATCCGCAAGGCTGGAATAGGGCAGGGCGTACAGCTCAAAGATACGCTGCACAACGGAAATTTGCTCGTTTGGCTGACAGATGGTTGCCTTCTTCCCGTCAATCGTGGTTTTCACAAGGTCGAACCCGAAGGCAGCAGGGCCGCCGCCCCAGGCACCCTTTTTCACACGGGCATAGTAGTTATCCCGCACACGCTCCGCAATAGTTTCCCGTTCCAGTTGGGCGAATACCACGATGATATACAGCATGGCACGTCCCATGGGAGTAGAGGTATCGAATTTTTCCGTAGCGGAAACGAAGGAAATGCGGTTCGATTCCAAAATGTTGATGAAATCCGCAAAATCCAGAATGGAACGGCTGATACGGTCTAAGCGGTAGACTACCACCTTCTCAATTCTGCCGCTTTGCACATCCGCCATCATTTCATGGAAGGCAGGGCGGTTTGTGTTCTTGCCGGAATAGCCGCTGTCCTGATAAATTTTGAAATCCTCCGAGAAAACCTCACGCTTGGCATATTCGATTTGGGATTCAATGCTGATGCTGTCCTTTTTTTCGACGGATTGCCGTGCATAAATCGCAATCATAAAAAAGACCTCCTTCTGCTTATAAAAATGTATAGCAAAGAAAGCGGTCTTATGATACAATACTGTTGCGAGGAGTGGTTGTATCATGCGACCGCTTTATGAATCTCCTTTCTCTGCGCCAACAGGGAGAGGGGATTTTTTATTTAAATTTCTTTATAGTAATCAGATAATTTTTTCAGCACCGGCAGGAAGGATGTAGCAATATCCTTTGCGATGGCAGCGGCAACATGATCATCATAGATATGCGAGGTGCTGTTTCTGGAGCTGAGCATTTTCAGCCAGACTGCCTCATCATCAATCATGTGGTTTTCATAGGCGGCACGCAGCACCTGCTTGGGAAAATGCAGGTCATTGGAAAAGCCTTGGTCAATGAGGTATTCCTTGGAGGCTTTCCATGCCAGCTCAAATGTAAACTCGAACCGCTGAATCAGACCGTCACGAATGACATCGTTATCGGGATGCTTGCGGTATTCTATATTTGCTTCATCCAACCGCTGTACAGCTTTCAGATAATTTTCAATCTTTTTCATAAAGCACAACACCATCCTTTTCAATATTCTTTATCAGCTCTGCATCGGTATAGGCTGTCACATGGACAAGGTCGCACTTCAGCAGGGTTGGCAGGTCATCAATATCACACCAGAAGTGCGCTTGGTTTTCCTCCGGCATACCGTAGATAGCGAGGTCAATGTCGCTGCGTTCGTGGTTGTCTCCTCTGGCGCGAGAGCCAAAGAGAAGGATTTTTTCTGCATTATATTTTTCGCCCAGAGCGGCGATGAGGGAGTATAGTTTTTCCATGGAAACCTCCGGAAGTTATTTTTTCATTTTCAATAATTCATCTTTTTGTTTTTCCAAGAGCCTTTGTTCTGCCTTTATATTTTCCATTTGAGAATTTAATTCGAGGATTTTATCTGAAATTTCCTCTGTGGGTGCGCCAATTAACAAACCAAGCTCCATTGCCAAGCGGTACATGTGCTTACAGGTATGGTGCCGATTTTGAAAATCCGGACAGTCGCAGGATTCCAAGGTTGTATGATAGGTATTTTTATTTTTCGTGGTAATGGTTGCGCTTGCTTGAAAGTTCTGGATACGCATACTCTCCTTGATTGCTTTTATGAAACGCATATTACTAGCTTCTATCGGCAACGAAGAAAAATCCTTAAAAACAGGGGTGGAGGAATACTGCGGTCTATTACGAAGGGAAACAATTTTTTCCTGTATTTTTTGGTCTACCGCTATTTCAAAATCATCTTGGAAAGAATCTACTTGTTCCTTCAGAGAAAGATTTTCCATTTGCAGAGAATTGGCATCATCCTGTAGATGCTGTTTTTCTATTTGCAGGGAATGAATATCTTCCTGCAAAGAACGAATATGATTTTCCATATATTTATTTTGTTCTTGTATAGACAGAGCAGTCTGTTGCTGTTTCTCCTTTTGATTTTTCAGAGAATCAAAATCAGCCTGCAATTTATTGTTTTCCTGTTGGAGAGAATCCTTTAGGACAGAGGATTTGTGGCGGGTGCGAAGGATGCCAATGATACCTAAGACAGTTGGTATGAGAATGGAAGCGACTAAAAGAGGGAAATATTCTTCATCCTTTTGCACAGTAGCTTGCTCATAGCCATCGTCAGAACCGCTATCATAACCATCATTATAGCCGTGAATATAACCATCACTGTATGAAGAATCGACAACAGCAGAGGGGATATATCCCGTATTATCGCCAGAGGATGAACCGGAATTGCTGCCGGTCTGGTCATCATAATCATATGGGCAGATGCCATCTGTATGCTGGTGGGCGGGGTAGCCATGATGATAGTGATATTCTCCTGTACTTCTATCATAATGTCCGCCATCTGCATCTGTTCTGCCGGGGTGGGCGGCGGAGATGGCGGGGAAGCACAAAAGTAGCAGGAGAAAGAGAGGGACAAACTTTCTCATGATTTCCTCCTTTCAGAAATCAATGAAAATGACATTATTATTTATGCGGGTGACGCGCCGTTTTTTGTTTTAGAAGAATACTTTTCATCCTCCAGAAGAACGGTCATGCGCTCTGTGATTTTGCCCTGATCTATTTCATCAAGCTGGACATACAGGATCAATGCTGTAGCAGCATTTTTTCCGTATTCTGCTTTTATTTGTTCACAAATTGATTTTGGAACGTGCGAATATTCTTGCTCGTCAGTCCAACCCATTAGATATCCGGGGGAAGTATGCAGTGCTTTTGCAAGGGCGGCTATCTTATCACGTTTCATATTTGCGATAATGCCAGTTTCCCATTTACGAACAGTGCTTTTGCCTACACCAACTTCATTTGCAACTTCTTCTAAAGTTAAGCCCAGAGAAAGCCGGAGTTCCTTTATTCTTTTTGCCATATCAGAATCACTCATGTGCACATCTCCTTATTTGTTCTAAAGCGAATATAACACAGAAGTGTCCTTTGTGCAACAGAAAAAGAAAAAAATATCAAAAAGTTTCCTGAATGACACAAAAAGTGTTGACAGAATGAAAATAAGTAGCTAATATAAAAGTGTCATTTAGGACACTTTAAGAGAAAGGGGTGGAAAACATGAATAAACTAAAACTGGAATATGAAATGAAAATGAAGGGTATTACTGCGGCGGAAATGTGCAATGCGCTGCAGATTTCACGTTCTGCATTTTACCGTAAATGCAATGGGAAAACAGAATTCACCAGAAGGGAGATTGAAGAAATCATTGAAATCCTTGGGATTGACAAGGTGGAGGCACTGGAAGGAATTTTTTTTGACGAAAAAGTGTCTTAAAAGATACTTGCGAGCGGGAGGGGGCAAGGAGCAAAAGTTTTTGGCAAGATACAAGGAGAGAGAAAGATGTCTTTAGAGAAAGCTTTGGAGCTTCTGGGATTTTTGCAGGAATGCAAGGAAGGACAGACGGCGGGATACATAAATGCAAATGAGGCAGCTTTTAGAGAAGCGGTTGAGGTGGCGGCCGGATGTATCAAAAAGCAATTACATTTTCAGAGGGTCATAAACGATACCGTGTTCGAGTGCTTCATGTTGGCGCATGAAGAATGAGCGGAGTTTTTCCTGACAGTGGGTGCAAACAGGCATACCATTAGAAAATTCGCATCCATTGAAAGGAGAATAGACCCAGTTTCCATTTTGGATTTGAACACCTCGAAGTTGAGAAGTTCGGATTTTACCGTAAATTTGCGGACAAGCAATTTTAATATCAAAAAAACGCATACTTCCTACCTTTCTTCCGGCCGCCAATAACAGGATATTGGAAGGAAAGCAGAAAGTCAATCTTAAAAGATACTTACGGGTGGGAGGGGCAAGGAGCAAAAGTTTTTGGCAAGATACAAGGAGAGAGAATGATGAATAAATTAAACAAATGGGATCTTGTAGATATTCAAATGGCGGAAACAAGCAAACTTGAATTGGCACAGGAATATGCAGACAGGGAAATGGAAAACCTGAAAGCCTTTGCCGAAGAAAGTGATCCAACACTAACCAAAGCCAAGAAAGGGATGATAGAACAGTGGGCGGAAGCATACACACGTTGGATGCTGGCGTTGCGGATTCTGGAGATTATAGCAAGGCATGAAAAAGGAGACGAAGAACTGCATGTGCAGGCTGCATGCAAGCAAAGCGGATTTTATTCCCTGTAAGAAGTGGGATTAAAACCGAATAGGACAAAATCGGCAGCACATACAGTTTAACAGGAGGTGGTTTTATGCCGAGAAGAGCGCCAAAAAAATACAATGTAACCATTACTTATTGTGAGCATACACCGGAGGAGGAGGCACGCATCAGCGAGCAGGTGAGAGAGGCGATTTATCAAGCCAAGATGATTGCCATAAAGAAAAGAGAGGAAGCGGCTGCAAAGGAAGCGGCAAATACATAAGAGGGGCTTTGCCCCATGAGAAGGACAAGCTACAAAAGGAGGAAGAAGATGGAGAAAACGATGGCAAACAGCCTGCGGCAGGAGGCAGAGAAGCTGGGACTGCGGGCAGGCAGAAGGATTGATGTGATTGACAGCATGGACGGAGAGGAGAACGAGCGGCGGAGAAAGCGGAGCGGCGTTGTGGTGCGATTATTTCGGCATTTCTTTCAATGCGACATGGGCGGATACACAGAGTGCTTCCGATACAACACGCTGCTGCGGAAGGAAATGGGAGAGAAGGTGCGTCTGCGTGGATTTTGAGAAATTGGTTCTGATTTACATTATTCTTTTTACCGTGCTTGCGACGGGCTTTGCAGCGGCATTGCTTGAAAATGCGAAGCTGACAAGAGAAAATGAGCGGCTGAAAAAGATTCTTTATCGGAGGGGATACAAATGAAATTTGCGGACATTGCGAAGCGGGCGAAGCAAACAAGGATTGCCTGTGTGCTGACGGATGAAAACGGCGTGCAGTGGGTAAATGTGGGTGCGGCTGTGTACCGCTTGGAAGGACTGCCGAAGATGGATTCGGAGGACTTTCTGCGGCTGGCAGGGGTATCCGAGGAAAAAATTGGTAGCTTTTATGTAGAAGGGAATGATGTCCCGGAAACATCACTTCGGAACGAAACGGGGGATGAAATAGCGCTGACAAGTGACATGGCGGGGCTTGTGGTCGACATGGATGGATACAGGCTGATGCCGTTTTACACGGCGTTGCATGGCGTAATCTGGCTTGATGTAAGGAACATGGAGCCAATCATGAAGGGGGATACAAATTATCTGCGGTTCTTCCTGCGGAGGTTTGGGAACGGCTGGATGATTGCGGTGAAGGACGGGCTGGTGCTGATTGCCATTATTCCCGAGAAAAAGATGTCGGAGTTCCTTTATGAGCAGGTGCAGATATTATGGATGCGATGCGAACAGAGAGGCGTGGAAACGGAAAGGGAGGAGGAAGGACGAAACATGAAATATCAAGTGTGCGAACACTGCGGGGCGCATTTAGACCACGGGGAGAAATGTGACTGTCAAGATGAAAGATGAAGAAAGAAGAACAAAAAAAGACCGGCACCGAAGGGGAAATTCGGTACCGGTCGAGCGGTAGGGAAACCGCCGAAATACTTAATTAAAGTATAGCAGAAAAAGGCTGAAAAATCAAGGGTTGGGGAACCCTTTTGCTCCTTGATAATATCATTAACAATTCAGCCATTGCACCATATACATAGGGGAATAATAGGAATAAGAAACAGAGGTGGAAACCGATGCCGAGATACTTAAAGAAGATTTGGGCGGGGGATGTATACGAAGCGAAGGAATACAACAGCCCAAGACAGAAGGGGAAGGGCTGCGAAAGAGCCATGCGGGAAAACATCAGCCCGGAAAAAATAGCGGAATACAATTTTCTGGAAACGAGAAAAAAATGTGGGCGGATGATAAACGCAAATTTCAAGGCAGGGGACATTTTTCTGACACTGACCTACAGAGAACGGGTTGGGATTGAGGATGCGCTACGGCTTTTCAGAAATTTCATCGGGAGATTGAAGCGGCTACGAAAGCGAAAGGGATTGGATGCACTGAAATACATATATGTGATTGAGACAGGAAAAAAAGGCAGGGAACACCTGCACATGATTATCAATGACATGGACGTAACCCTAAAGGAGCTGACGGAGCTTTGGGGGCTGGGGCGCGTGATGATTTCCAGACTGGAGCCGGGCGGAGACTACACAGGGCTTGCGTTTTACATCACGAAGGAGAACTACAAGGAATACGGACGCAGATGGAACGGGAGCCGCAACCTTGAAAAGCCGAGGGAGACTGTGGTGGAGGTTGCGAAAAGCAGAAAGCTGCGGGCACCGAAGCATTACCGTGTGGTTGAGGAGATCAGCTATTACAGCGAAATGACGGGTTTTACCAGATACATGAAGGCAATACGGATTGGAGGAGAGGACTATGGCGAAGGGAAGCCACACGAGCAGTATTTTGACGGGGAAGGATAAGCGTTGCTATCTGACGGGAGAGACAAGAGGCTTGGAGAAGCATCACATCTACTTTGGGGCGGGACTGCGGCAGATTTCCGACAAGCACGGATTCTGGGTTTGGCTGACGGCGGAAAAGCACAGAGGGACAAAAGGCGTGCATGGCAGGGACGGACACGCACTTGACCTGCGGCTGAAACAGGATTGTCAGCGGAGGTTTGAGGAGGCACACAGCAGAGAGGAATTCATGGCGATTATCGGGCGGAATTACTTATTGTAGGAGGCATGAGCATGAGGAAAGGAATCGTATACAGCGCCGGGACAGAGGGCTGCCCCTGCTGCGGATGCCAAGAGAGGACTGTCGGTTGCCATGGGACGTGTGAGAGGTACAAGGCATGGAACGGGAAGCGGCAAGCGGAGCGGCAGGAAAGAATCAGAAGGACAAGCATACTGCATGAAGCGGATAAAAGAAAGAGCGCAGCGGTAAGCCATTACAAGAGAAGGGGGAGGCAGGCATGAACAAAGTTGTTTTGATGGGGCGGCTGACACGGGCCCCGGAGGCTAGATATTCCGATGGGGCAGATCCATTAGCGGTTGCCCGTTACACCTTAGCGGTCAACCGCAGGATGAAGAAGAATGGCGAGCAGGATGCGGACTTCATTCCTTGCGTTGCCTTCGGCAAGGCGGGAGAATTTGCGGAAAAATATTTTAAAAAAGGGCAGTTGGTTGCGATTACAGGGCGGTTACAGGTGCGGAGCTGGGATAAGGACGGCGAGCGGCGGTGGACAACGGAGGTTATCATTGAGGAGCAGCACTTTGCGGAAAGCAAGGCGGCGGCGGAACAGAACAGACCCGCAGCGGCACAGAGCAAGCCTGCGGCGCAGACCGGGAAACAAATGGGGCTGGCGGAGCAGGAGGGGTTCTATCCGATTGAAGAAAGTGTTGAGGATGATGATTTGCCGTTTTAAGGAGTGAGGAAAATGCAAAATGTATTAGAGCGGATGGAGGCCATCGGTGCGGAGCGGAAGATGGCGGACTTCAACGTAAAAATGAAAATGGATTATGAGTTCAAAAAGAATTATGCCTATATTCGGGCATGGGAATTTTACAACGAGTGCTGCGCCAGAGGGCTGAACTGCCATGTATCGGTAGGCGGATTGGACAGCATTACACTGTTCCTGTTCCTGCGGAGCATCGGGATTTATGTACCCGGCATCAGTGTGTCCCATCTGGAGGACAGGAGCATACAGGAAGTACATAAGCAGCTCGGAATTGAGCGGGTTCAGCCGTTGAAGCGGGCGGACGGCACGGTCTGGAATAAGGCGAAAATCATTCAGGAGTTCGGCTTTCCTGTGTTATCGAAGGAGATTGCATCGAAGATTGAACTGCTGCAGAATCCATCAGAGAAAAACAAAACCGTGCGTCATGCGATTATCACCGGAGAGACGGGCGCATACGGCGGGTATCAGAAAAATTCACGCATGAAGCTGTCGCAGAAATGGCTGGAGAAATTCGGCGGATACGAGAAT